ACCCCAGCACATAGAAATAGCGGCTTCGGCCGAGCGGGCAGTCAGTCCCGATCCCGGTGGTGGTCCATCCCCTGGCACCCCACTGAGTCCGCCAGGACTCACCACACACCGGAGATCACCATGGACGACGAGACCCGCGCCCTCCTCGCCGAGATCGAGGCGGATCGCCAGCAGACCGCTCAGGTCATCGCTGAGATCGACGCCGCGCTTGAGGCGTACGGACGCTCGATTGAGCGTGGACTGGCACTGGCCGCAGAAATGCGGGACGTGGCCGCCATGCTCGAAGAGTGGTCCTGCTGAGGGCACCGCCCCGGTTGCCCGGGGCCCCGACTACTGGCGAGGGAACGACATCCGCAGGAACTGCAGCGCCAGCTGAAGCCAGCTGTTCGCCTTCAGTGGTGTCAGCGCGATGATCTCGCTGCCTGCTGCCACCGCGATGGCGACGATGGCGACGGTGTTGGAGTCCATGCCGGATCTCGAAAGCAGCAGTCTATTTGGCCAGGATCGCCCACCCACTGCCGGGCCCCTCGACCATCCACCGCGGGCCAAGGTTCTGCCGGCTGTAGCGCAGCCGTGCCCCCCAGTTGTTGAGGTAGCGGCCGGCCACTAGGTCGAGGTCGCCAAACGGGTCGTGCACAATCACTGCGTCGTCGTCGTACCCGATCGCGCAGATCCAGTGGCCGCCGCCGGTGGGTGCCGAGACGGGCCCCTTGTGGAGGATGCCGAGCGGCACCGGAATCCCTCGGTCGATCTGCTGCTGGATCGTCTTCCAGCTGGCGTTGCGCACCAGGCTGGCCTCGATGCCGAAGCTCTGCAGCGCCTTGATCTGGCTGGTCGCATCGGTGGTGTCGCCGTACCTGAGCACCCGGCCGAGGTAGGCGTCGTCACCGTTGGGGCCCTGGAGGGTGCCGGGCTTCAGCGTCTCCAGCAGCATGGCGCAGGAGCTGCTGAAGCACATCCGCAAGGCGTGCTCCGTGGTGCTGTCGCGCTGGCTGAAGTAGCGCACCTGCAGCGGGTTGGTCCGCGTCCGCGGCTGCTGCTGCTTCCCGTCTGCACGCCAGGTCTCGAAGTGCTTGGCATCACGGCGCTTCAGGCTGGCCGGCACCGCCTCCCAGAACTGCAGCACTGCGGCCTGCTGATGCGGCAGGCCCTTCCAGTGCTGCAGGTATGGGATCGGATCCGTGATCAGCTCATCGCTCATGCGAGGGCACCTGCTCCGCTGCAGGCATTCTGAAATGGAGCTGAGGGTTGAGCGCCGACACGATGAACGGCGTGATGAACGCCACGGCAACAGCCAGGATGACGCCCTGTGCCACCCGTGCCTCCAGTGCTCGGATCCGGTTGAAGGCTGTATTCATGTCTGTCCGGCTGTTGGCGAGGTTCGTGAGGATCGCTTGCAGCTGACCTTCCATGTTGCCGATGGCGCGCAGGATGTCGCCATGAGTCACGTCGTCGGCCATTAGATCACGGATTCCAGAGTCAGGTTGATGTCAACCAGACCACCGCTGTAGTGGGTCTCCTCCGGCGGACCTGCGTACCGCCAGAGGGTTGAAGACGGCACCAGGTTGGTGGTGCTGCTGTGACCTGTCCAGACGGCAGAGCTGAGACTGAACGGAACATAGCCGCCCAGCTGGCCGCGGTAGTGGGCACGGATCAGGGATGCGTTGGCAGCTGTGAGCTTCTCGTACGACAGCTCGAGGCTGTGCCCTGCTGCGGTGCTGCCGTGGCGGAACCGCACAGCACCGCCGTGCCAGCCGGCCTGCACCGTGACCGGGAACTGACCCAGGCTGTAGGTCCGTGAGTTGGGTTCCAGCGCTGGGAAGGTGGCCATCAGTTCTGGATCGTGATGGTGCTGCTGGCGAGCGTGAACGTGCCGCCGGTGGTGGCGATGTCGCCGTTGAAGTCGACGTAGGCGACCAGCTCATCAGCACTGCTGGCGCCGCCCCGGGCCTTGTAGATCACAGCGCCTCGTGCGGTGATGGTGCTGGTGGCCCAACTGACGCCAGCGAATGCCAGGGTGACCTTGTCGTTGGCTGTGTCCTTGGTCACCGTGCAGGCGGATGCCACACCCCCCGCGGTGTAGCCGGTGCCGGTCACTTCATTGGTGACATCCGACCGCTTGGTGTGGGTGTCCTTGTTGGGGCTGTAGGTGCTGGTGACCAGGAGCACCTTGAAGCTGTCGGTGTCGAAATCGATGTTCCCGCGCGCCAGGTCGTGGGGGCAGGAGTTGTAGATGAGGCTGGCCATGGCAGGAGGTTAGGACGATGTGGCTGCCCCAGGCGCGAGCGTCTGGGTGAGGGTGAGTGCAGCGCCTGGAGCATCGGCCAGGCCGCCGTCGATGGTGAGCGTCATCGTGAGGGTGGCGCCCGGTGCGCTGCTGCTGGCGGTGACAGCACCTGTGGCCAGGAGCATGGCCAGAGTCAGAGTGGCGCCGGCTGCCGTCATCGCCTCAGGCGGCACCGTCTCCAGGGTGATGGAAACATCGAAGTAGGGCCCGCAGCGATCGGTGATCTGTGGCGGCTGGGAGTAACGCCAGAGGTAACCGGTCAGCTGGAAGTCAGCGAGGGTGAAGCCTTGGAGGATGGTGCTGGGAATGTCGAACGGATTGAAGACTCCGATCTGCCCCTGGTAGTGGCTGATCACGGAGAGCATGTCAGCCTCTGAAAGGGCGATGAAGGTGCAGCGCAGGGTGCTGTTCACCATGGCATTGGTGTGGAGCACACGCCGCTGCAGACCGCTGAGGGTCTGGAATGATGTGTGAGGATACGAGCCAGGCGTGAAGGTGCGGGTGGCTGGCGTCAGGGTGGGGAAGGTTGCCATCAGGCCGCATTGGTCCTTGTCGCAAGGATAGTGGATTGGTTATTGCTGAACTCGAAGTAGCTGGAGCAGCCTGAATCCAATGTGAAAACAATAGGCTTAACGTTATCCCATGTAACAGTAATGCTGTTCTGGATTGATAGGGTTGAGCCGTTGGATCTCTGGCCCCGGAAACGGTAGATCCCACAGAAGCCTCCAGCGCCATCCCCGTATCCTGAGCCTTCAAGATTCCACAGCCCACCGCCTTCCATCACCATGCCATTCAGCCCGTCACCACCCTCAGCTGCGGATGTGTCTTTAAGGACCAGCTCGATGTTGTTCCACTCAGATGTGGTGAACCATTGCGTTCCGCTGATCGGGTCAGTAGCGTAGAACTCTTGTCTGTGGTTCTCAGCTCCGGTAGACCATCTGTAGATTCGGATCCTGAAATAAGTGTAGTTGTTGCGGTTGAATGCCGGTGGGTTGGCTGGGACGCATGTGTCAGCGGTGATGCTTGTCGTAGGCGACAGCTGGGAAGTGCTCAGGCATTCATAGGTGATCTCCTTGTAATTCCAGTTCATATCCATCGGCAGGCCAGTGTTGCCAGTGAAGATCCGGGTGGTGTTTGGAATGGGGTCTCCGTTGCGATCCAACGCGCCAATGATCCAGCGGCCGTTGGTACAGCTGGGCTCAATGAACTGGCAGGTATCAGGGTCTCGCTGCAATGGATCGATTGGAGGCGCGTCCAGTGAGTCGGTCGGGTTTTCGCCTGTTGTATCAGGGCCAGTCCCGGGGCTTTCCTCTGGTGTGCCCTCCACCGCCTGGCCGCCGTTCTGACCGCCGGCTTGAACGTCTGAATCCAGGCTCGCGCCAGCTGTTGACGTGCTGGCCGGCACCGATGTGTCCGTGCTGCTGTTTAGGTCGCAGCTGACGCCGGTGCGGTTGCTCGACAGCAGGATGCCATTGCCCACCGTGTTCACCACATCCAGCGCGACGAGGCTGCAGCCTTGGCTGTCGATCGGGAAGTGAGTCGCCTGGATCTGCACGTCACCTGCCTGGGTCACGGTGATCCTGTCGACCTGGTACAGGTAGTCATGCGCCTTGCTGCTGTTGGCGCTGACGATCCGATCCAACCGCACCCGCACGATGTCACCCTGCACCAGGGTGGCATTGAAGTCCTCTGCCCTGGTTGTCCAGCTGGCAGTGTGCGTCACCCAGCGGCGACGCGCGCGGATGTAGGCGCCGACCTTCACGGCATGGGATTCACGGGTGCAGAACGCTGAGAGGTCTTGCTGCTCAAACGGTCCGTCGATCGCTTCGCCGGGATAGCGCACCTCTGAGGTGCGAATGATGCCGAAGTCGTCGTCCAGCTGCTGACGCCAGAGCACCTTCACTGCAAAGGGCAAGCGATCGGAAAGGGGTGTGAATGAAATCTCGAAGGTCTCGGGGATGATGTAATCCTCGTTGAACAGGAACACCCAGCCGATCGCCGTGGTCTTGATCGTGTGGTCGTTGTTGACTGGCAGCAGTGGACGAAGGCCACGCTGGCCATTCACGCGCGTCTGGCCCAGGAGGAATGATGCGGCCTTGGATGCTACGAAGTCCTCAAGATTGCTGCTCTCCTGCAGCCAGATGTCACAGGTTAGGTTGTTGACGTTGAGGAAGTTGGCAGCTGCCGTCAGTCTGCTGGTGTCGATAGATGATGTGGGCTGCTTGGAGATGTTGACGAGTGACCATTGCCAGAGGTCTGCAAAGTTGTTGCTCGGCCCGGTGATGCCATCGACCAGGCGGGGAACGTACATCCCACCACGGATGAAGGCGTGGACCTGCTTCTGCCAGAAGTCATTGCCGCTGCCGGTTGTGATCTGGTAGGAGAGGGTACTGAGTCCGGTGTATAGGCCGACGGTGCCGCAGTAGTTGGTTGCATCAGCGCTGGCATAGGCGATGAAGTTGCCCGGTGCCCAGGTGCCGGCACGGATCGAGTAGGCCTGGGAGAAACTGCCGACGCGACACGGGCCCTGAAACACGTCCCGCACCTGCAGGCTGTCCATCTGACCTTCACCCAGGACCAGGTGGTAGGAGGTCGTCAGGTTGTTACCAGCATCATCCTGGAACCGGCACTCAGTCGCAGCCGGGCTGATCAGCACGCCGCCGTAGTCGCCCACCCGACGGGCGAACACGATCGGGATCGGCTCGCCAATCACCGCCGCACGTTGCGCCACATCCAGCGGATTGTTTCCCGCTGCTCCTGCGTCAACCAGCGGCGACGGCACCATGCCGTTTTCGATTGCGATCAGGCCCAGTGGATCGCTCACAACCGACACCCCATCCCGATCAGCTGAGTCGAGTAGGTGCGAGGCGGGATCTGCGCACCAACTGGAGACAGGCTACTGCCGAGCTCAATCTGCAGTTCAGTCAGTGTGCCGCCAGCTCCAACGACCTGGCCAGTGAACTGCGCCACCAACTCCTGCCCAGCCGGCGGATCCGTGATGCTGCCGCTGCCGTCGAATTGGTAGATCTGCAGGGTGACCAGCTGCCCCTGTGCGATGGCTTGGAGGATCGCATCAACCACCAGGCCCGTGGCGGCGATGCTCACCGTGACGCCAGACTCATCACCAGCCTGGCCAGCCGTGAGGCCTGATGCCAGGAACGGCTGATAGAGCCACTGCGCTGATGACCATGTGACGGTGCGGTAGGCGTGGAAGTTCTGCCAGCGCTGGAATGTCGCGCCGGCTGTGTCATGAATGCGCAGGTACTGGGATTGAGCTCTCATCGAATGCCGAGCGCGAGACGCGCGGAAGGCGTGCGCAGCCGCGCGAGGGTGGCAGATTCGGTCTGCCGCATCGCGCGCTCAAGGTCAGCCAGCGTGACCCAGCGGTTGCCGTCCTGCTGCATCACCGGCCCGGTCTGCACGTTGATCGTGGCAGGTGCTGCGGAGCTGGTGCCGGAGAGGATGGCATCACCGCGGCGACCGGCCAGGTAGTTGGCGGACGCAGCGGTCATCTTGGACTCAGGGATGATGTACTCACGCTCGCCACCTTCACCGACCATGGCGAGGGTGGGCTGAGAGACGACCCCACCCTGGGCGAACCCGGGCACAGGCACCTGTGGAACCATGGAGATGTCAGGCCCAGGCAGTTTGTTGAACGCACCAATGAGACGGTTGACACCACCGATGACGAAGTTAATTCGGTCAACCCATACCTTGATGAATCCGAAGAAAATAGATTTGATGCCCTTGATGATGCCGGTCCAGATGCTGTAGAGGAAGTCACCGATCTTCTTCATGTTGCTCTGGAACCCTTCACTGAGCCAGCGCCAGATCTTGCCGAAGCCTTCTGTGAACCCCTTCCATACCCAGGCGAGGAAATCGCCAATGGGCTTGCGGAATGCAATGGCCATGGCGACCACCGCCGCAACAGCAAGCACGGTCCAGCCAGCGGGGCCAGAGAAGATGGCGATGATCGTTGGTAGGAAGGTGCCGGTGAGCCAGGTGAGAAGACCGGTGAACGCCAGCTGAATCACGGTGGCGATCCCGGCGATGTACGACGCGAGGGTGCCGCCAGCGATTGCAGCAGACATGCCGGCCCATGCTGTCCCGATCGCGGTGATAGCACTGGCCAGTGCACCCACGATCATGATGATTCCGCCGAAGCTGATGGCCAGCAGTGCAACAGCGACGATGACACCACGCAGAGTGGGATCCAGTTTGTTGAACCCATCGACCAATGCCGTTATGGCATCAGCCATCTTGTCGAGTGCTGGCAGGGCGATGATCATGATGTCGACGCCAAGGCTGCCAACTTTGCCAGACAGATTAGTGAGCTTATCGTTGTACTGATCAACCTTCTCGGCAAAGGCTGATGTCATCTTCACCTTGAGCTTGTCGATAGCATCGCCGCCCATGTTCAGCATGGGAATCATCTCGGCGCCGGCCTTGCCGAATAGCTGCATCGCCAGCGCAGTCTTCTGCGCACCATCGGGCATGGTCTTGAACTTCGTGGCAACATCGAGCATCACTGCATCAGCGCTGCGCAGCTTGCCGGCTGCATCAGTTGCGCTCACGCCCAGCGCCTTCAGCGCTTCAGCAGTTGGACCCTTGCCTGTCTGCGATGCCTCGTACATCCCCTTCGACAGCTTGCCCAGTGCCTTGGCGACTGCATCCAGGTCAGTGCCACTCAAGCTCGCCGCCTTCTTGAACTTCGCCAGGCTCTCGACTGCAACGCCCGTCCGCTGGCTCATGTCGTACATCGCATCGCCAGCTTCCAGCGTCTTCTTCGCCATGCCCACCAGGCCCGCCACTGACAGCAGCGGAGCCAGGGCGCCCATCGCACCGGCGAGGCCGCCCATGCTCGCTGCCTTCGTCAGACCCTGCAGTCCTGATGTCGCGGCCTTCGCCTGGTTCTGAATGCCACCGATCGCGCGGCCCAGTGCATTCACCTTGCCCTCGCCGCTCGTGTCGGCCTTGATCTGGAGCAATGCCTGCAGCACAGCCATCAGCGGGTCCTCCGGTTGAGCTTCTCGATGGCGTGGCCCTCCATCACTCCCACATCCTGAAGCATCTGCTCATCCACTGTCAGGCCCAGCACCGGTGCCACCTGCAGGAGCACGCCATAGTCGAGGCCGACGACGCCCCCGGATGTTGCGCGCCACTGCGTCGCGCACTGGCTGAACAACCGCACAGCACCGACCACATCAGACCACAGCTCGTAGTGTGCCGGCGCCAGGTGATGCGGTTCCAGGATGACGCCATAGGCCGCGGCATCAGCCATCAGTTGCGCCGTGTCACCTCTGCCAGCTGACTGCATCAGGTGATCCACGGCGCCTCTCAGTTTTTTGCCCGGGCCTTCTCGTGCGCATCGAAGTAGGTGGACACCAGCACATCAGCCACCGTGGCCACGCGCAACAGCTGCGCCTTCGTTGCTGCCGTGCACTCCTTCTCCTGGCCATCAGGATCAGTGATGCCACGCCAGCCGGCGAGGATCTCTGATGCGATCTCCAGGGTCGGCAGCTCGTCGAGCGCCTCATCACGGACGACCGCGGCCTTGATGCGCTGGTAGCTCAGCTGCATCTCCTCCAGCCGATCCTGCGGCAGGCGATGAAACACTGCTTCGAACTGATGGGTGCGGTAGCGGCCACCGTCTGTCAGCTCACGGATCGTGATCGGCCAGGTGAAGGTGGGCGACTGCTCGAGGATGAAACCCATGTGTCAGGTGAAGGCCAGGGAGAACTCGTCATTGCCGGCGCTGGTGGGCAGCGGCCGGAAGGGCAGCACGATGTGGGTGACCCCATCGCCATCCTCGACCGTGGGTGCATCAAAGGCGCATTGTCCCGCGGTGAAGGTCATGATGTTGCCAGCAGTGCCGCCATGCACCCAGCTGATGGCGCCGGTGGTCTGCGCTGATGCCAGCGTGAGGAAGTCCTTTGTTGCGAAGGCAGGCAGCTCAATCGTGATCGAACCGGTCGGCTTGCGATCAGTGAGCCTGACCTGCTTGGTGCAGCCGGCTTTCTGCTCGAACACCATCTCGGCGCCGAGGCTCAGGCTGAACGCAGTCATGCAGGCGCTGAACCCGTGCACGCTCACGCTCGTGGTGTTGTCGGCGTTCACCGCCAGCGGTGACGCCTGCGCCGTGTAGGTCTCGCTCGGACGGCTGAGAGCAGTGGGCGCCGCATAGATGCCCATTTGATCGAAGGCGATCGTGGGGATCTCACCCACCGCCATGCTCAGCTCAGCAGTGCCGCGGATGCCGGTGATCGCCTGGCGGCTGCCGTTGTCCACGTACCAGTCCATCGTGTAGCTGCTGAAGCTCGTGGACACCGGCGTATAGGTGACGCTGGTGCTGGCCACCACAGCCTCAGCCAGGCCGCAGGCCTTGAGTATGGGGCCATAGCGGGGGGCAGTGCCAGCGGTGCCACTGCCAGCCATCTCAACCGTGGCCTTCACCGGCACTGATCGCTGTCCGACAATGCTGGCCCGCTGGCCCATGTAGGCCTGGATCGTCTCGCGCTCGACCAGCTCCAGGGCGAGGGGTTCGACATCGAGCTCGGTGAACAGCAGGGCATCAGTCGCGGCCGGTGCAGCGCTGGTGCCGTAGGTGGACTCAGCCTTCACCAGGGCGAGTCGATTGCGCCAGAAGGCCATGGTCAGTCCTCAGTGGGAATGTCAGGGAGGGGAGCCGAGCATGGAGCACATTCCGGCTCAGGCTGTGGCGCCGCTGGTTCAGCTGTGGTCTGGGTCGGCACCCATGCACCGTCCTGCAGCAGATAGGTGCCGCCCTCTGATGGGAGAGGTGGCGGATCAGCTGATGCGCGACGGCTGGCCATGTGAACACATGATCTGAGATCAGCCTAGCTCAGCTGTGCTAGCCATTCTCCAGATCATTGTGGAGGGTGCGGAATCGCACCTGATAGGTATTGACCTGCCAGAGACTCATCAGATCGGCCTTGTCCAGCTGTGGGTCGGATGTGGTGGGCATGATGTCAATGGCCAGGCCGCCGAGGCTGCGATCAGCCATCAGCAGGGCATGAGCTGAGACGCGGATGGGATCTGCCAGCTGATCCGGGATCGCGCCACGGGTGTGCACCACGACTGCAACATCAACCGTCCAGTCGAGCTTGCAGGTGGAGTAGGGCTGACAGCGTGAGCCGAGTGGTTCCACCACCAAGGCCGGCGCTTCGTCACGGCTGAACGCTTCCATGCGTGAGCGGTAGACGGTGCCGATGCCTGTGGTTGCCGCCAGCGTGGTGGCGATGTGCGCCAGGATTTGTTCTTCGCGACTGGCCATCAGATCCCACCCAGCGCAGTGATGAACTCTGCCGGCATGTGACAGCGCACAGCCAGGTCCAGCAGCTCAGCAGCGATGTGCAGCGCCTGCTCCTGCGGCAGCGCCGCGAAGGCGGTCTGCAGTGCGTCGAGGAAGTCGCCGTGGTCGCCATCACGGCGGAAAGCATCGAGGCCGATCGCGAGCGCGACGCCTGCCATAGGGTCAGCGACCATGGCAGCGGAGAATGCCGCTGAAAAACCGTTTTCGCTGCGCAGTGCCTGGCGGAACTGCGTCCAGTCGGGCTCCACGGTTGGACCGAAATAGGCGGCCGCTGCGGCTTCAATGTCAGCCGAGGATGCCGTGAGTGGCAGAATTACCGGATCGCGGTCCGTATCCCTGTCATCGAAGATGACGATGCTGGTGATCGTGTATTTGATCATGGCAGGGCGCTGACCAGGAGGGCGAATACGGGAACGCGGCGCTGGCTGGCTGTTGGAATGACAGATGCCACGCCTGTCAGGTCAGGCCATGTGCCAAATGTCTGTGCGCTGATTGCCCTGGAATGGAATGTTGTGCCAGTTGCAGTCAAAACCTCCGAGATACTGGATGACCCTACGATGGAGCACTGATAAGCGTTGTTCAATGCGACAGATAGGAACGTAGGCGTGCCGTCGCTGTTGATCGCTTGCCAGTACAGAACATTGGG